AGTTGGCCCAAGGATGCGCACGTTGGGCCATTGGCCCAAGCTGGATGAAAAGGAGCAACGAAAATGAAAACGAAAAATCTCATTCAAGCCCATCCCAACTGGTTTATGGCCCTGCCAGTCCATCAGGAGGATGGCACGCTGAAGGCGCATCTCGATCCAATCATTGCATGGCAGATCGATGTCGAAGATGGTGAGACGCTTCTGCCTGTTCCCGTCACATTTGGCGGCATGAGGTTCATCAACGGGTATCATGGCATCGTGAGACCGGATGGCGGGGTCTATTGCGCTGAATATGATTGCGACGATGTCGCGGCCTTTCTCGCCAGTCATGAGGACCGCAGGCAGGAGGCCCGTGAGCGTCATGAAAAGGAGGCGGCGGAATGAAGGATTTTCGCGATACCTGCTGTGGCCAGCCGACCGAATGGGGCCGCTACCTGTGCGTCAACGGCAGCTATCAAATTCGCCAGCACTGCGCCAAGTGTGGCTGGCTGTCGTATCAGTCGGCACCGCACGGTCCCGGCGATGGTCAGCTTGCGTGGCTGAAGCCGCGCCGCATCGACAACGTGACCGGCGATCTGTTCGAATAGCGCAAGCGGCTGTATGATCCGGCCAACCAAGGAGGCATCCGATGAAGCTGGCCGAGTTCACCTACACCGTGGGCGACAACGTGCAGAACCTGTCGATCAATCCCGATCAGGTCATCACGGTGAGAGAAGCGCCGACCGATCCCAAGACCCACTCGGCGATCCTGCTCACCTCCGGGCACGAGTTCACCGTCGACGGCACGGTTTCAGAGACGATGGCGATCCTGCACGGCGAGGTGCCGGTCGCCAAGGCGACGGCGATCACCGACACGGTCGACGGGAACGGACAGCCGGTCGGCGAGGGTGCCGATTATCCCGAAACGGCGACCGAAACGTGAGGTGGTTGTGGGCGTGAAAATGTGCAACCCAATGCCTTATTTCGATGAAAGTGGAAATGACCGTACAGCGCGTTCGTGGCATGGGGTGGTATCCGAGGCCCTCGCGACCCTCTCGCGCGCTGGCGGGGCCTCCTTTGCCACGAGAACATGTAGATCGTCTTAACAATTTCGGGATTTCAAATATATACTTGGGCCTTGTACAGTACGGTTTTGAGTAGTGAAGGTGATGTTTTTAAGCATTCATAAGCATTCGTTCGTGTTGCTGAGACGACGCTTTACACATCGTGTGTATGGAATGATATAGCCTCAAAATTTAGACTTGTAGTTGGTTGACGCAGCGTAACCTCTGAAAGAGAGGAGCGAGAGAGGAAAAGTGAACGGGCGTGACGAACTCGGCCAATTCACCAAGGGCAAGGCAAAGACAGGGGGTCGCCTTCCGGGCGTCCAGAACAGGTCGACGCGCTCGCTCAAGGAGGCGCTGCTCAACGCCGCCGAAAAGGCTGGCGATGGCTCGCTCACCAACTTCCTGTACCGCATGGCGATGGAGCAGCCGGTGGCCTTCTTGCAAATCCTCGGCAAGATCATTCCCCTTCAGTTGGAGGGCGACGGCAAGTCGACCTTCGTCATTACCGCCGTCGAGCGCATCGTCATCGACAGCCGCGACGATCTCGACAGGCATCCGATGATCACCGTCGAGGGATCGGAAAGAGGAGACCACTGATGCCATCACGCACCAAGAAGCAGGCCGTCGCCATGCGGATCGCCGCCGCTGGCAAGTCCAACATCGGCATCCCGCAAGCGGTCGGCAAGGAGTTCGTCAGGGCCGACAAGAAGCGCAAGCAAACAGTTCAGCCTCCCAACAAGGAAGGGGAAACGCAAGTGAGCCAGGGTTGGAACGCTATCAACCACTCGTCACATCAGGACACGATGATCATTCCGATTGGGCTGGACGAGGCCAACATTTTCATCAGCGATTACCATCGTCACTCAGCCCCAGTGCCTAATGCAGGCAACCGCTTTGCCATCGGGTTGATGTCCGATAGCCATCTGGTGGGTGTGGCTATCGTCAGCCGTCCGTCTGCCCGCCTCATGTGTGACGGTGTAACCGCCGAAGTGCGGCGGCTGTGCGTGTCGCCTGAAGCACCGCGCAATGCCTGCTCGATGCTCTACGGGCGGTGTTGGCGCATCTGGCAACAGATGGGCGGGAGACGCATGATCACCTACACGCTGCAAGCGGAGAGCGGCGCATCCCTGCGTGGCGCGGGCTGGAAGATCATGGGCGAGGTCAAGGGCAACCGGCAATGGAGTTGTAAAAGCCGTCCGCGCTCGCACAAGGAAATCTACCGTGAGCCAAAGTTCAGATGGGAGGTCGCCGCCTGATGAGCGATCCCGTTGTAGTTGATTTATAACCGCGCTCACCGGGATGACGCTGATGGGCGAGTACCTCAATGACCTCGCCACCAAGGTGCTGGCGGAAAGGGACGATGGCGCAGGTTAGGAAGGCCAAGCTCTCGATCCCGGTTGGCCGCTACTTCCAGCCGCTGATCCCACCCGCCCGCTACAAGGGCTGCTACGGCGGCAGAGGCAGTGGCAAGAGCCACCACTTTGCCGAGGCGATGATCCACGAGGCCGTCGCACGCCCCGGCTTCCGGGGCGTCTGCATCCGCGAGGTGCAGAAGGACTTGCGCCACAGCGCCAAGCTGCTCATCGAGGACAAGCTGGCCTATTTCGGCATCGGCGAGGCGCAGGGCTTCCGCGTCCAGCGCGAGATGATCGAGACGCCGTACGATGGGATCATTATTTTTCAGGGAATGCAGGACCAGACTGCCGCCTCGATCAAGAGCCTTGAGGGCATCGACGTGGCATGGGTCGAGGAGGCCCAGACGCTGAACGCCACCTCGCTGCAACTCTTGCGCCCGACCATCCGCAAGCCGGGATCGGAATTGTGGTTCTCGTGGAACCCGCGCCGCAAGGTCGATCCGGTCGACCAGCTTTTCAGGGGCAAGGAGAAGCCGTCTTCGTATGCACTCGTCCGTGTCAACTGGAGTGAGAACCTCTGGTTCCCCAGCGAGCTTGAGGTCGAGCGCACCGATTGTCTCAGGATCACCCCGGAGCAGTACGGCCACATCTGGGAGGGTGACTACGCCAGCGTCCTGACCGGCGCGTATTACGCGACATGCTTAGCCGACGCACGACGGCAGGGACGCATCGGGCGGGTGACCGCCGACCCGCTGATGCTGACCCGCTGCTACTGGGACATCGGCGGCGCGGGTCGCCACAGTGACGCCACGGCGATCTGGGTCTGCCAGTTCGTCGGCCAGACGATCAACGTGATCGACTACTACGAGACCGAGGGTCAGGCGCTCGGCTTCCACCTCAACTGGCTGCGCGCCCAAGGCTACGCCGGGGCGCTGCAGTGCCTGCCGCACGACGCCAGCAAGGCGGAACTGACGACCGGCACCCGCTACGAGGATCACATCCGCGAGGCGGGCTTCACCGTCGAGACGGTCCCGCATCAGGGCCGCGCCTCGGACATGAAGCGCATCGAGGCGGCCAGACGCCGTTTCCCGGCGATCTGGTTCAACGAGGAGACCACGCAGGCGGGCTTGGACTGCCTCGGCTGGTATCACGAGTTGCAGGACGAAAATCGATCGATTGGCCTCGGCCCCGACCACGACTGGAGTTGCCACGCGGCGGACGCCTTCGGCATGATGTGCACGCACTACACGCCGCCGCAGCCGGTGCCCGAGAACACTCGGGCCAAGGCGCTGGCGAGGAGCATCGTGTGATGGGGCGCGAGGTCCATTTCACCAAACGGCTGCCTGACAACCGCTGGCTCAGCATCATCATCGGCATGGAGGACCACGAGGGCTTCGATGACGCGCTGGCCTGCCTCGCGGCGACCCGCGACGACTGGGCCGAGTTTGGCTGGTACGACAACGCCGCCACCGACTGGTGCGAGATTGACATTGACACCGGCGCGCGTCGTCGAGCGAGGCCGCTCACCATTGTCGGCAAGGTCGTCAAGGAATGGGACGAGCCGTCGCTGACGCGGACGCCGCCGCGGCCACCGATCCCCGGTGGTTACAGTGATCGCAATGAGCGATACGGCCATGACATCGCCGTCGAGCCGAACATTCCGCACAACTGGGTGACCGGCGTTGGCGATCTCCTCGACCATCTTGACTGGCGGACGCGCGCTCTGGCAAGGCAGGCCATCGCGCTGGCCGACGACGCCATCGAGGACGGCCTGATGGACGGCTGTGGCTGGCTGGAAGGGACGGCCATCCCGGTGCGCGGCAAGCCGCCCCACATACGGATGAGGCACGCCGCATGATGCTTCACGAAATGCCGGTGGCCGAGTTCTACACCACCGAGGAAGGCGGCGACTGGCATCGCTTCGAGGGCAACATGCCGCACAGGACTGTCGCGGCCATCGTCTTCGCGGACGGCTGCGTCTTCGATGCCGTGCTGGGCATGTGGCGCGAGAAATTCAACCAGCGCAGGCTGGTCGACATCGACAAGGGCATCAAATGAGCGACGACCCCAAGTTTCCAAGCTGGTTTTACGACTTCGCCGACGCGGTGGCGCACACGACGTTGGCGATCCTCAAGCCTCACTGGCCCGAGGAACTGATCCATCCCGGCCTTGCCATGATCGATGAGGCGGTGCGCGAGGCGGTGTTGTCGGCGCTGCATGACAGCCCGATCAACAACGACGACTAGATTTAGCGGTTGTGTTATAGAAACCGCACCACAGGAGGTGCGCCATGCCCAGTCGTCCGATCCGCAAGCGGTATCTCGGCGGCATTGGCGTCCCGGCGCAGTTTGGCCCTCCCCAGTACCGACCCTTGCGTGGCACCGAGACGCGGCCCAACCCGGACGGCTATTCGACCGAGATCACGATGACTGACCAGACCCCCGGCCAGAGGTGGGAGGTTTATCCCAGCCTGTGGATGGGGCCGAACGGCCCGGTCGAGATGCCGAGGCGGCAGGCCAAGGCCACGGCGGACCAATACGAGAAGTTTGGCTACCAGTTCCCGCGCTTTCCTGATCTTACCTCCAGCGAGGCGTGGGCGACGGCCCGGTCCCGGCAAGGTGGTGTTGGTACCGGGCCGCTGGCGAAGACCGGTCGTGTCAGGGAACGGGGTGGTGGGGCCAATGTTGAAATCCCGGTGGGTTCGAAGTCGGGCTCGACGGTGCGGGGTCTCGGCCTCGACCGTTTTCCGATTGGCTACCAGCCTCCGTTGGGCGGCTACAACTTGCCAAGCCAGTACTGGGACGACCAGCAATCGAACCCATCGCCGCAGGAGCAGCCTGTGCCTCCCGGCTGGCTGCCGCCCAATTCCAGTCTGGGGCAGCAGCAGATGCTTGAGCAGTTGCTCCAGCAGCGGAGGAGCCGTGAGCCGCCGCCGGTCCAATATCGCTATGCGCCGACGCAGCGTCGTGTGAGCCCGCCGATGGGCCGCGCCACGTGGCGGGACATTGTGACGTAGATGCCGCAGGCGTTTTCCCAGCGACCGTTGAAGAAGCGCTATCTCGGCGGCATTGGGGCCAATCGTGATTTCATCACGTCGATGCTTGCGGAGCAGGACGCCAAGGATCGCGCCGCCCGGAGCCAAGCGGCCTTCCTCGCCAATGTGCCCAACCCGATGGGGCAATCCATCGAGAACGTTGCCCCGACCCGAGTGGGAGGACTTCAGGATTGGGCTCGACGCAAGCTGGAGAGCACCGGGCTGGTGTCTCCCGGCCACGCCAACCAGCTTGCCAAGAAGGTTGCCGGTCTGGGTGGCATGGCTGGACTGCAAGCCTTGGACGAGGCGACCTATGGGCATCCCGGCTCGGCGCTGGAGATGACGGTGGGCGGCCCGGAGATGGCGGTCCTGCATGGGATGCCGAACCTGTTCAGGAAGCCCGCGCTGGAAGACCTCGCCAAGGGCGTCGACCCGGCCAAGGTGTGGCATGACTGGCAGTGGGAACTCAACGCCAAGGGACAGCCGTGGACGGAGACCACCGGAGCGCCCCGGATGAACCCGGATGTGGAGCAGTACGGGACGCCGGGCACTGGCGCGAAGCTGCCGCCTAGGACCAGCGATTTTCCTCCTCCAGAGCCGGTTGATCCCAACCAGTTGAGACTGCCGTTCGATCCAAGTGAAGAGGGTGGCGGCAGGATCACGCGGGGCCAGATACCGACGCGCTACGATTACCAGCCTTACACGATGCCGACGCCGCGCGTGCCAGAGAAGCATGGTCGCCCCCCTGCCACGGTGTCGAGCTTTGTCAGCAATCCGCAGCTTTACGAGCAGCCGGGGCTGGAGTTTCTTGGCGGCATCCCGATGCGGTTGACGGAGTATCCCCTGCCAACCAGCCCCTCGGCGGGCGGGCTGTACTATCCGCCGGGTGGCTTGGGCAAGGGCCGCATCGAGGTGACGACCGCCAATCGCGGTGGTGGCAGCCCGGTCGGCACGGTCCAGCACGAATTGACCCATGCCGCCGCGCAGGAGTTTGATCTGCCGCAGGGCTACAACTGGGCGGACAAGGACGCGGCGGCGCGGGGTGCCGAAATTCGCAAGCAGATCACGGGCGACAAGCAGGCGTTTGACGATGCCTTCAACAAGCGCACGGCGGACTACTGGCGGCATGAAGACGAGATGCTCGCCAAGCATGGCGACTATAAGCCGGAAGACTGGGATGAGAGGGCTCAAAGATACAATCCGCGTCCCGGCGAGATGAGCCTGTGGGAGTTCAAGCAGCAGTGGGGCAAGGACCACCCGGACCTGCAGAAAATCCTCAATGAGAACGCCCATGTCTCGGAGCTTCTGGAGAGGTCCGATCCCAATCTGGCCTATCACACCTCGATGGGCGAGGTGTCGGCGCGCAACGCGGCGTTTCGGGATACTGGCGGGCGGACGCCGCAAGCATTGCGGGCGCAGCGCCCCGAACTGACCGAGGATGTGCCGCGCAGGTACCAGTGGACGACCGACCAGCCGCCCGGCACCGTCATCAAGCCGGAACCGGCGGCCTCGGTCGAAGAGCCGAAGGGGCTGGGCGCTCCCGCCATCATCCGGGGCAAGGGCAGCGGGCTGGGCACCAGCGGGTTGACCGTCAACAGTCCGCTTTCCAAGGTTGTGCTCAAGACGCCGATTGAGCACATGGAGAAGACCACGCTGCCGTTTGGCAAGATGGTGCCGGAAAATCCGCTGCATCCCGAATGGCTGCTGGGCAAGACCGTCGTTCCGATGCGCGGCGATCCGGCGGCGGCGGGACTGACGCTGACCGGACTGGGCGGACGCAAGTTCGAAACCTCGGTCGATCTGCACGGTGGCGAGGGCTACCCGCGCATGGAGGAGAACATCAGGAAGGGTCTCGGCTGGGCCTCGCAGCCGAGTGCGGCGGCAACGCAGGCCAACCGGGCGGCGGATATTTTCAGGAAAACCGGCGAGGATGTCGTCGGCGTCTACCAGAAGATGGGCGAACGCTCAACCGCCTTCAACACCATGCTGTCCGACACGCTGCACCAGATGTACAAGCTCGACCGGTCGAGGATCGCCGACGCCGATGTCGCCGAGTTCGACCGGATCATGCGCGAGGTTCCACTGGTCGTGGACAAGAAGACCGGCAAGGCCGATTTCCCGGCCTATTCGGATTGGCCGGGTCTCGACAAGTTGACGCCGGAATACATCCGGCGGGGTTCCGGCCCGAAGGGCGACGGCAAGGTCCGCAACAAGATGTTCAAACTGATGGACAGCAAGCGTTGGCAGGACCGGGGCTTCCCGAATACCGGCTACGCCAACTGGGCAACGACCGACGCGCGGCTGCTCGACGTTCCGACCCATACTTTGGGGGGCGCGACGGTCACCTACGATCCATTGGGACGCACCGTCGACCAATCGGGGCATCCGACCTATTCACGCGGCATCGTGGCGAGGCAGGAGGGCGTCATGCCCGATATTCCGCTCGACGTGATGGCCCCGGAGTACCGTCAGACCGGCGGCATGGGCGGCGGGCCTATCCCGAACCAGTATCTGGAGAAATTCCTGTTGACCCGGCCGCCGATCATCAAGATGACGGGCGAGCGGCTGGATCGGGTGATGAAGTACCTGCGCAGCCAAGACGGCGCGAAGTGGGGTCTCGGCGGCGCGGTTACGGCGGGCTTGCTCAGTCAGGAGCAGGCCGATCAGATCAAGAAAGGGGCGTCCGGTGGCTGAGATCAAGGGCTACGGCCCGCAGGGCAGCGTGAAGAAGAAGGGCGGCGGCAATGTGCTGGTGCCGAGAGGGTCGGTCACCGGCTCAACGACCGGCAGCGGCCCGGACGTTTCTGGTGGCGCTGGAGAGAGCCGCGCCAACGGGCTGAAAGGGATCAGCGAGGACGAATTGAAGTCGATTGTGACGGCGGAACTGTCGCTGTCGGAGAGTTCGCGACAGGTTTACCTCAGCAAGGCGACCAAGGCGCTGGAGTATTTTCAGGGCGACATGCGCGACATCGTCGCCGAAAAGGGCCGCTCGGGTGCGGTCAGCCTCGATCTGGCCGACACCATGGGATGGATACTGCCGGGCGTTATCAGGGTATTCACCGCTTCCCAGCACATGGCGATTGTCGAGCCCGCCGGGAACGAGGATGTCGAGTGGGCGGAAAACGCCACCGATGGTGTGAATTACACCTTCTGGAAGGAAAACGACGGCTATCGGGTCATCCATTCGGCAACGTGGGACAGCCTGCTGGCGGGCAACGGCATCGTCAAGACGTGGTACGACGACACCCCGGTCAAGAAGGTCTCCTTCCACAGCGGGCTGGACGACATCGATCTGGCGCGGCTGGTCGCTGGCGACGATGTCAGGGTCTTGGAGCATTCCGAGTATCAGGTGGCGATCCCGTCTCCGGGTCCGGGTCAGCCGACCGGCAAAGGCGGGCTCAGGATCGCGCCGCCGCAGCAGCCCATGGCCCCGCCCGGCCTTGAACCGCCACCGGCCCAGCCCAGCCCGGCAGGATCGATGGTCGCGCCGCAGGCGGGGCCGCCAGCCCAGATGGGATCACCACAGCTTCCGCAAGGTCCGATGCCGGGGCAAATAGGGAACGAACAGGGTCTTCAGGGCGAACAATTCCCTGTTATGCCGCCAGATCAGCCGCCCCAATATCCGTCCGCGGCGTCCGCGCCGTCCGCGCCGTCCGCGACGCCGCCGCAAATGATCACCGTGCATGACGTGAAGATCGAGCGCACCAAATCCTACGGTTGCATAAAAATCGAGTGTATCGCGCCGGAAGATTATGGCAAAAACGACGAAGCCAAGACCTGTGACGAAGCCCGTTTTCAATACCATCGCGCCCGCAAAACCCGCAGCGAACTGATCGAGATGGGCTTCGACCGCCAGACGGTCGAGGATTTGGGCCGGGCGACTGAGTGGGATACGCCGCAGGAGATCGCCCGGAACCGCTACGCGCACGACTGGCAGGGCGACCAGTCGACCGAGATTGTCGATCTGTACGAGTGCTATCTCAAGGTGGACATCAACGACGACGGTATCGCGGAGACGGTCAAGATCAACTACGCCGGGCACAAGTCGGGTGGCGAAATCCTCGATTGGGAGGAGTGGGAGGACGAGACCCCCTTCGATGACGTGCCGTGCAATCCGATGCCGCACCGCTGGGAGGCGGGCGCGATCAGCGACGAGACCATGGATGTCCAGCAGATCAAGACGGTGCTGATCCGTCAGGGACTGGACAACACCTACGCGACCAGCAATCCGCAGCGTTTCGTCACCGGCAACATCAAGAACCCGGACGCGCTTTTCTCTCCGGTTTTCGGCGAGACCATTTTCGGCGAGCCGGGATCGAACATCGTGGCGATGCCGGTGCCATTTGTCTCGGACAAGATTTTCGACGCCATCGCCTATCAGGATCAGGTCATCGAAAGACGCACGGGCGTCTCCAAGACGACCATGGCGCTCGACCCGGAGGCGCTGCAGAACCAAACCGCGACGGCGGTTCAGGCCGGTCGGGATGCCGCCTACAGCCAGATAGAATTGATTGCACGAAACCAAGCAGAACTCGGCTGGAAGAAAATATTCAAGAAGATACTGCTACTAGAGATCAAGCATCGCGATATTCCACGTCAGATCAGGATGGGCGGTAAGCCTGTGACGGTGGACCCCCGGCACTGGAATGCCGACATGGATGTCTCGATCAACGTCGGTCTGGGCACCGGATCGCGCGACCGCGACATGCAAATTCTTAATCAGGTCAAGCAAGACTTGATGACGCTGGCGTCGGCTGCGGCCCAGCAGGGCTATGCGGAAGTCGCCGTGCAGGTGCTGCCGTATCTCCTCAAGACGATGCACAAATTCGGCGAAAGCAGCGGCCTGCACAACCCGGAACTGTTCTACCCGGAAATCGGCGACGAGGACGTTCTGGCGATGCAGGCGCAGATCGCCCAGCAGAAGGGGCAGCCCGACCCGAAGGTGCAGGGTGACCAGATGAAGGCCCAGATGGACGGCCAGAAATTGCAGGCCGACATGCAACTGGCCCAGCAGAAGATGCAGTTCGACATGCAGATGGAGCAGCAGAAGGCGCAGGCCGCGCTGCTCAAGGAGCGGGCGCAGATGGAGGCCGACCAGCAGGTGGCGGCCACGCAGGCGGCCTTCAAGGAGCGCGAACTGGCGCAGCATTTCCAGATCGAGCAGGCCAAGCTGGCGCAGCAGCGCGAACTGGAGCTTCTCAAGCTCGGGCTTCAGTCGGACGGCGTGACGCCCGCCGCGACCTCGGGGATCGGCCTCAACTCGGAGGTCATCATGGCGACCCTGCAACAGCTTTTGCAGGGCATCACCCACATTTCGACGGCTCCCAAGCGGATTGTCCGCGACCCGAAGACCGGCAAGGCGGTCGGCGTCGAGACGCTGCCGGTGCAGAAGATCGCCCAGCCGCAGGGGCCGGTCAGCCCGGCGGACCAGATTTTGCATTCGCTGTCCGAGATCACCGGAGCGCCGAAAAAGGTCATCCGGCACCCCGACACCGGCAAGGTGATCGGGCTTGAGACGATGGCTCCCCAGACCAACGGAAAGGCAAACTGATGGCTCTGCAATTCGGCACGACACTCAGGAACAACATGCTCGACCAGATCGAGAGCACGACCGGCACGGCGGGCAAGCTGCGCATCTGGGCATCGACCATCCGCTCCAACTGCGGCACGGCGGACGACGCCACGGGCACCAACAAGCTGGCCGAGATCGCGCTGCCCTCGGACTGGATGAACGCCGCCTCGGGCGGCACCAAGACGCTGCTCGGCTCGTGGACTGACGCCGCCGCCGACAACACCGGCACGGCGGTCTATTTCCGGCTCTACGACACGGCGGGCACCACCTGCCACATGCAGGGCACGGTCGGCACCTCGGCGAGCGACCTGATTGTCGACAGCACTTCCTTCACGGCGGGCCAGACCTTCAATATCACGACGTTTACGATCACCGCGCCGGGGGTCTGACATGGCTGACAGCGTCAGCTTCCGGGCACTCGACGGTGTTGGCGTCTGGCAGGACGTGACGCTGACGGGCGGAAATCTTGAAGTGATCGACGCGCAGGAGGGTGAAATGCACGTCCGCGACCACAGCCTCGGCGCGGGGCTGATCAGCCTGCTTTTCGGCGCGGGAGCCGGAATGTGGCTGGACACCAGCGGCGAAGCCGTCCTGCCTATCGTGACGCGGGGATAGCGGGCCGTGGCCTTCACGCTTGTCCAGTCCGCCGAAGGCACGTCGGCAGTCTCTAGCCCAAGCGGACTGGCCTTTGCGTCGGCTCCGACCAGCGGCAATCTGATCGTGCTGGCGTGGCAGGGCGGGGCTTATGCCAACATCGCTGACAGCGGCTGGTTTCAGGTCTGCGAGACCCAGAACAACCACGGGCAATATCTCTGGTGGCGGCTTTCGGATGGCGGCAATTCCTTCGGCTACTCGATGAACGGCACCTCCAATTCCAGTTGGGTGCTGGCCGAGTTTTCCGGCGGTCCCGACCAGATCGATGTCGCCGCCATGCAGAGGGACGTTAACATCGGCACCAGCTACACGACGCCATCGATCACCCCCAGCACCGGCGAGCGGCTGCTGATCGCGGTCCTCGGGGGCGACCAGAACGGCGATGCCTCTGGTGACCAGACGACATGGCTGAACAGTTTCACCCACATCAGGACATCCGGGCCGACCAGCGGCACCAGTGTTGCCAATCTCGGGCTGGGCTACCGCGTCGTCACCGGAGATGACAGCACCGCCTACAGCAGCGGCTCGACTTTCCCGGTCGCGGTAACGATGCGCAACGCAGCGATTGCCGCGTTCAAGGCGGTCGGCAACCTGACCGGGGCTTCGACGCCCGCGTTTCGCGCGCTGGCCTCGCTGAGCTACGCCAGCCGCACCAACGCGACGGTGTCGGCTCCCAGCGGGCTGGCCGACAATGACATCATGATCGCGCAGGTGTTCGCCGGGATCGCCGCCTCTAGCGGTTCACCTACGGTGACCGGGCCATCCGGCTTCAAGCTGCTCTACCCGACCCCGCAGGAAGTCAACGATGGTGGCTTCTGTGGCAGACTGTGGCTCTTCTGGAAGCGGGCAGCGTCGGAAAGCGGTTCCTT